TCCCCATCTGCTTTCACACGACTAGCATCTTTGCCAACGTATGTGTAATGAGTCTGAACTGCCGCACCACCTCTCGCTAAACGAGAAGAATCGGGTTCTTTAAGTCTATTCTTACCAGTGCCAGTTTCCGTATTGTCTTGTCTAGGATATGATCCGTGTATTGCATCAGCTTCTTCCGCACTTCTTGGATCATAAAATCCAGTGGATGTTCTATCAAACTCGATGACATTTCCATTACCATCTTCGGGCAATACTGACATGCAACCCCAACTACCCATGATGATAGGAATCTGTGCATCGTTTCCATCAGCAAAGAATCCTATTACTGTACTTCCCTCAACGAGTCCAGTGGGTGATGTTCCGACGCCGGATATGGCAGCCGATGTGACTGGCTGCATTGGAATAGCCCAAGGCAAATCGCTAGTGGGTAATACTGCCTTATCTCTTGTGTGATAACCGAAGATGCGAACTTTGTATCTACCCAACTTATCTGGGTCTGATCTATTCTCAATGACACCTTGCCACCACACAAATGCTGGATACATACTATTCATCATTCTTCTCCAAACGAATCACGGACAATCTCTAGGGTCATCGTATGTTTCTCTTGTGTTATATTATGTACGATACCAGCAATTGCATAGATGCCGGATATCTTAGGATCGAAAATCTCTTCCCTTGGCATGCCTTTTGTTTTGTCACCAACACTGGGATAATTAAACTTAATTAATTTTCCTACTTCTATATCAGTCTTTCCGGGAACTTCTATTTTAATACTTAATCGCTTAATCTCAGCAACCGCAGTATTTCGATAAGTCAATCTCTCAAAGTGATTTATATCATATCCAAAATCAGAATCTTCATAGAGATTAGAACTAGCTATCTTTACTGTTGTTACGGCAGCAGGTGAGAATATTGGTTTAGTACTCGTAGGTCTTTCGTCTGCAAGGTGTGCAAAGTCATTGTAACTCTTATTAATTTTACCGCGAAAATTACCCGCCAGATTGTCGGTGTAGTCAAATACCATTTGATAGTTCAGCCTGTTAATCATGTCAATACCAATAGTAGTACTTCCATAATAACCAGTGACTTGATTATGCAACTCATTGAAATAATTTTTCATGTCCACTCTGGAAGCGGTGCAATACTTCTGTGAAATAAACGGGCTTGTGTAATTATATGATCCAGAAGTAGTTCTTCCAGTATCATCCATGAAAGAGATGTCACCAGTAGGGACATAAGAATACTCATCATATAACATATCTCTTTCTTTATACTGTAAGATTAATTCCATGAAACTGCCCATAACAAACTTAGTTCTAGTTTCAAAGAAGAGTCCGTTTGGCATAATAGATTTGCCATTGTAGTCACCTGGTTCACTATTTTTTGAGATGAAATCCATTGTATGAAATGCTGACCAGTTATTTGCATTGAACGAGAAGTTGTTTGTCTTATGAGGTGTACCCAATATAGTTAGCGTTGATGGTTCACTAAAACCACCATCTGTGTCTCTATATCTAGGCTCTGCAATAGTATCATTGAATACTTGTGCCGCAACTTCTTCAGTCGAACCAGTGAATCTTTTAGAAAATCTAGTAGACAAATCTTTCATGCCTTCAAGTGATATTAGATTCAATACGAAATATTGTTTTCTGTCATCCTCTACCAGTCTGTCTGATATAGAGAACACACTAAAAGTCTTGTGAAGTGCGTCATCATCATTCAGAAAAGGAGAACGTATTTTCAACGTGACCGTATTTGTGCCGTCTAGATCCAATTTACCTATGATATTGGTAGAGTCTTTGATAGCAAGTTCCACAAACAAACAATGTTGTCCGATATTCTCGTATATCTTTATGTACTGAACAAAAGGTCTTAAATCGACTGTTGCGCGACCAGCTAAAGTTAGGAATAATTCATCCCATACGACTGCACCAACAGTTTCTATATTATCAGTTGACATAATTTATTTCTTTTGAATCAGTTGTTTGAATTGACCAGTGAATTCCATAACATGTTCTGGTTTAAGTAAAACTATTTCTCTCTTACCTTCGTTGATAGACAACTCATGCTCGTAGTTAGTAACAGCATGAATAGTACCAGCGTTGAACAATGCTTCATCATAGTCAACACATATATTTTCTTCACCCACAAACTGATAGTGGTGTATCTGATTAAGTCCATTTTCGCCGTATTTGTCTTTTGCTGTTTCAATTAGATCATGTCCAGATAGCGGCCAGTCATGGTAGAGGTCCATTATGTTATTTGCCAACATGATGATCCAATGATACTGAGGATTATTATACAATCTCTGTGCAATATGCTCAGGCTTTTCTCCATCAGTTATTGTATAGAAGTCTAAGAACGCTTGATTCTCAAAAAACTTATTCTTTGCTACTCGTCGGAAGATGTCAGGATAACGAATGTATTGTCCATCTATTTCTATTTGTATTTCTGGAAACATTGAAAACATCATTTGTTACTCCTAGTTGATGTTGGCAGCATCAGCGGCGAGCCGATCTTGTTCAACCTGCTCTGCCTCTTTCTCTGCCACGGCTGCGGCAATGTCTGCTAAGTCCGTGGCAATCATCTCTTCAGTCATGAAATGCTCGGCTGTCAAAACTTCTAATTCTTTAAACTGGAGAGTCATCGTAATCTCTGATGGTGCGCCTTCAGTCCTTTGAATAGTAGTGAACGCACCACCCGCACCATAATCAACTGTCATATCAACCAATGCACAATCAGCTATTTTTGTTAGCCACTTGCTTTCTTTTCCTGCATATTGATATGTTATCTGAAACTCAGATGGATACTGAAGGAAGAATCTATCTGATCTTTCGGGATGCATGTTCATTCTAAATTCGTTTATAATGTCATAAGATGCGTCCAATTCTGCTTGACTCTTTGGCGCAAACTTGAAAGAATATTGAAAACTTCTAAAGTTCATACTCTTGAATAATGCCGCTTTGTTTGGATTAGCAACCTTACCTGAACCCAGTTCCATTATGTCCTGTAGTCTAAAATCGAAACCGGCAGCCGCAGTTATATTGGTCACACCCGCAAGAGTTCTAATTGCTCGGTCACGCGCTGGTCCTGATGTGGTGGCTGCGGCTGCGATATCATCTATTACTGAAGTACCTTTTTCTGCAAATGCTGCCGCCAAGCCCATATCAATTTCAGACCAATTAGCACCGTATTGCTCTCTGGGTGACGCGGGGATATATAGTCGAATAACTTTATTAGTTCTTCTTCGTCTATTTGTTATGGTCGCGGCTTCAGTTACTTTCCTTAAACCTTCTGTAACATCGTCTGCGGAAGTACCAGTGGCAAGAGCAACGCCGCCTGCGCCGAGTGCTGTGAAAAAGGTCTTGACAGGATTAGCAATTCCTGCAGTGACAGCCGCTACGCCGCCAGCGACAGTACCAGCCTGCAAAATAGCATTCGCGCCACCATCTTCAAACGATACTCTATTACCTGGCGAGTTTTCAGATCGTGGGGCGAGATCACTCATAGTGCCTCTAGCGCCAGCAGCCGCACCTTGTCTACTTAGCTCCCGTGTTATGATACTGAACTGTATAGAATGCAATTGTTCTTGTAGTGCTGGTGATTCGTCACCAGTTCTGGCTTTACCCACATTTAATGGATATGCCATAATTATACTTGTCATTGAATCATCTCCCTAGAATCTCTGTGTACTTTTGCCGCGGATGCTTTTTGAAAATCATCAATAGGTAAGAATATAGCCGCTTTCCAGTCTTGTGGATTAACTTTCAAGAATCTAGACTGCATTTGATTTGATAGATATCTTTTTGTACACGCTTTAACTTCTGGAAATCTAGAAGCATTCTTTAGCATGTCCCAATTATATAGCATTTTAGAATCCGGTGATAGTGTTTTATCGTTTGCTGTTTCAATTAATTTGCCTAACAATTGTGCCCGCAAGCCATAGGATAGATAGTGTAAGTTCATTCCCACAAACCCACCAACTGCTGGTTCTATAGGAAGACACAATGGAAATCTATCATAGTATGGCAAGGTGTCTCTGTGCTAGATCGGAAGAGCACACG